GTATGATTGAGGTATTATATTAAATAAACCTTTTTCTTTAGCTTCTAATAAATTGTTTCTTGAAATTCCATACTTTTTACAAATTTGAGAAACAGATAAACAACCTTCATCATAATTTTGTTGTATGACACTCCAATGAAATGAATCTATTGGTTTTCTTGGATTTTCATAAATCAAACCAAGCTCTTTTCTATAGTATGAAACAGTACCTTTAGAACATTTTACTAAAGAAACTATTTCAGAAACAGATTTACCTTCATTTAACAATCTAATTATTTCGTCTTTTTTATTCATTGAACCCTCTCATCTTTTTATTATATTTATAATAACACAGTGTTCAACAAATGTCAAGTTGGTACGGATAGTCAGATTTGAACTGACACTGAGTAGGGTTTGAACCTACCGCCTCTGCCAATTGGGCTATATCCGCATCATTTGGTGATCTTATTGGGGATCGAACCCAATTTTCCGGTTTGAGAGACCAGTGTCCTTAACCTTCTAGACGATAAGATCATAATTGGTGGAGACCGAGGGAATCGAACCCTTCTAGACAAGTAGCTTGCAAGGCAACTCCGTAACCCATTACTGTCCCCATATTTGGTCTCCGTAGAAGGATTTGAACCTTCACCACTCCGCCCCAAACGGAGTATGCTGCCAAGTAACACTTTACAGAGATAAATTGGCTGTGCCTCTCAGAATCGAACTGAGCTTCATTCTCGTTAACAGCGAGATGCAATCACCGTGATCGCTAAGGCACATTAAATTGGCGGGTATGAAGGGGATCGAACCCTCCTAAACTTGTTCGACAGACAAGCGTAATCACCAGATTACTACATACCCATTGTTTGGTAGAGGATATCAGAATCGAACTGATGATATAGGAATATGAATCCCAAGGTTTACCACTAGCCTAATCCTCTTCAATTGGTGTCTCTAGTAGGATTCGAACCTACACTACGCCCTAATCTGGGGCCATGCCGGAGTATAAAGCCGGAGTGCTACCGTTACACTATAGAGACAAATTTGGTGCCCAATGATGGTATCGATCCAACGTTTCGCAATTATCAGTTGCGTGTTCTACCTTTGAACTAATCGGGCAATATTGGTAGGGGTACGTGGAATCGAACCACGGTGGACTGGTTAAAAGCCAGTTATTCTACCATTGAATTACACCCCCAAAAAATTGGTGTCGTTGTTACCTACTCCAGTCCGTGTCTCTTCTAGTTTCGAACCTAGTTGATATTCATTCTGGTATTAACGGTTATTTTAAGTCGGGAGAACGACAGCACCGACATTAGTTGCAACACATTTGGTGAGAGTGGAAGGTAACGATCCCTCTTCGTCTGGTTAAGAGCCAGATGCTTCACCATTAAAGCTTCACTCTCAAAATTGGTGCGTAATATAGGATTCGAACCTATTCAGTCAGAGACAACAGATTTACAGTCTGGCCCGGCTCTCCCACTCCGGCGCTTACGCATTGTTTGGTAGACCTGCGGAGATTCGAACTCCGTTCACAAGAGTGAAAATCTTGTATCCTAAACCAAGTAGACGACAGGTCCATAACTTTCTCTCACTTGATGGAAGATATTATACACTAGAGTGTCTTCCTTGTCAAGCACTTTTTGTTTGGAGGTAGTGACAGGATTCGAACCCGCAAACATAACTGATTTGCAATCAGCTTCCTTCCCATTCGGACACACTACCATAAATTGGCGGAAGACTGAGGTCTCGATCCCCAAACCCTTGCAGGTTCAACTGGTTTAGCAAACCGTTCCAGTTCCCAACTGATTAATCTTCCGTTTTGAATTGGCAGAAGACGGAGGAATCGAGCCCCAGCCCTTTCGGACCACATTGCTTTCCAAGCAAGTATCAGAACCATCTGATATCATCTTCTAAAAACTAAAAGAAAAAAATATGATGAAGTCACTCATAAAATCCGTATATGTGTATAATGTATAATCATCAACAACATATTGATAATTTAAATACTCGTACTCCCCATTTCTTTTCTCCTATAATTGGCGGAGGGATGGCAGAATCGAACTCCTGGCCTTTCGGCTCGCTCTGGGTTCAAACCAGACGTAACATCCCAGGTTACATAACCCTCCATAAATTGGCACCCTCGGCAGGATTCAAACCCACAATACATCGTCCGTAGCGATGCGTGATAATTCCATTTCACTACAAGGGCATTTTGTTTGGTAGGTCTTAACGGTATCGATCCGCTGACTCCCACTTGTAAGGAGGGTGTGATTCCATTTCACCAAAGACCCAAAATTGGTGCCGGTTCGTGGTTTTGATCCACGCTCTCTTGTTCTTCAGACAAGCGCTTTCACCAGATTAGCTTAACCGGCTTGGGGTGACTGACGGGTATCGATCCCGTGCTTTCTCTTTCACAGAGAGAGGTGCTACCATTACACCACAGTCACCACTATACAAACGTTCTATATTTTTAAAGAGCTTAATAACAAAAAACCCGAACTTTTTAGGGTTCGGGTTTTGTGATTGTTATTTGGTAATTCTACTTTTTAACTGTCACAAACCCCGATTCTATCATGTTCCGCGCATTGAATGGAATTCAGGCGATAACCTGGAGTCCATGTGCTTGACACGGGCATCGATATGGTTAAGAGTTTAAATAAATTTTTAGTAGTCATGTTTTTATTTATACAAGTTTTTTCAATTTTTAGGTATTGTATCAGTTTTTTTTTTCATCTGGCAACACTTTTTTTTCATCTTTTTTACCAAAAATTCGATCCCAGTTGTCATCGAACTTCTTTTTGTCCACATTTCTTGGTCTGGAACCTTTTCCACCATGCCATTGAGTCATACTTTTACAACCTCAATTCCACATTGTAACAGAAAATCTCGACCTTGGCAACTTCTATAATCTTCTTTATAAAAGACCTTCTCTATGCCAGCAGTGTAGATTTGTTTTGCACAATCTATACAAGGTGCATGTGTAAGAAACATTGTGGATCCTACACCACTTTCTGGTGACTTGGCAAGCTTTGCGATTGCATTTGCTTCCGCATGAATGACTTCAGGTTTAGTTACAAATCCGGACTGTTGTCCATTGTCAACAAAGTGTTCACAAACATTTGTCCAGCCGGCAGGCATACCATTGTATCCGATAGAAATAATTCTATCATCTTTCACAATGATTGCTCCAACCTGTAATCGATTTGCGGTAGATAACTGTGCAAAACGATGGGCAACATCCATGTATGCATCCAGAAATTTCTGTTTCATTTTTGATTCCTTTGTGAATCACCAGGAGCAATTCTATAGTTGTCTTCCACACTGTCTGCGGTAGACACCTCAATGATCGTTCCTTCTTCAAGGCATATCAACTTATGTGGTAACAACGGTTCGTTTCTCCAGGTGTCTCCTGGTAACAATTCGCGTTGTTTTAACGTGGCTGTATTGGTATCAAGAAATTTTACAATAAATTTTCCACTGAGGACGTACCAACTTTCATCTTTCTCAGAATGAAAGTGCATGGAGAATTCAGTGTTTGTCTTAAAATTTAGTAGTTTTCCACAATACTTATCATTTGTTGCCCAGATAAGTTCATTGCCCCAAGATTTCTCAACATGACCAGTAAGTCTCATAATATACCCTTGTGTTATATCAAAAATAACAAAACAAAAATTAACACTCCTGTTCCAACAATATACAGTTTAGGTTTGTTGGGAAACCACCACCAGGATTTTATTGGATTAATTTCTTCTTGTGTCTGTTTAGAAGTATTCTTTTTGCGATTCTTATTTGATTGTTTCAGTGCCATTATTTTACCGTTTCTAAGTTGTCTTTACGCATTAATTTAGGTGTATCTCTTGTACCCATATTCTTAACCACATAGATGTACTCAACACCATCAATCAATTTGGTGTCCCAATTTGAATATGTGTAATATATATCTTCTAAATTTCCAAGAGGTCTAACTTTTCTTAGAACTGGTTTGATCTTGTTCTTCATTCCAAATCTCAAAATAAAAAAAGGGGGAATTTCTTCCCCCTATTATATATTACTTCTTGTCAGAAGTCAAGAGAGGTTCATTTCCAATAGGAATTTTGCGAGGTTTCTTCTCTTCTGGTAGTACATTCTCTAGATCAATCTTCAATACACCATTAACAATATCAGCTGTCTTTACAACAACAGTGTCAGACAATCTAAACGTGTGTGAGAAGTCTCTGGATGCAAGACCGTGGTGTAGAAATTGTACATCTGAAGTGTATGCAGATTTAATTTCACCATTTACTGTGAGTTTGTTTTCCTTCACTTCAATTTCAAGTTCATCAGGACCAAATCCTGCAACTGCAATTTGAATCTGATAATTATCTTCATCAAACTTTACAATATTGTATGGAGGATATGTTGATGGCTTGGCAATATCTTCGAATTCTTGAAGAGTAGAGAGAAGATGGTCAAAACCAACAGATAGAGGAAGCAGATTTCTGCCATATGCATGTGTCATTTTAGTTCTCCTATTAAAGCGAGTTAATGTTAAAGTATCACCCCGAAGGCGTGATAGTTCCGGTTACCGATCCGGAGTAGGCATACGCTCCTACGGCAAGACGATCCTAAGGTGGATCTTTGCGTCCCATCCCGAGGGATATAATTATTTATACGACTTTTTTCTTTCCGATGTTGTATTTCGGAACTAATTCCCATTCACCTTTTTCTTTGTGTGATATGATCTTGATCTGCGACAAGAAAATAGGTTCTGGAGTCTCAATCTGTTTCTTATTTACAATTTCAACAAGACCCCAATCTTCCAATAATTTAGCAATTGCATTTCTACGAGCCAAATCATTTTCAGAAATGTCAGTAGGTTTACCATCTAACGAAAATAATTCTTTAAAATGTACGATATAGTAGTGTCCTTGCTTGTGCAATATATGACAAGACTGATACAGTATCTTGTCTTTTTTTGAGGCCACACCAATACGAGTCAGTGTTTCTCTGACTTTTAGAAAATCATCCTCCTCAATTAATCGTACTTCAACTAAATTTGAAATGTTAATCATTACTTCTTCACTCCGCCTTTGTCCGTTTTTTTTCTTATCTCAGCGATTTGTTCATTGTTGAGAATGCGTAATGCTTCCTTTGCTTTTTGATTGGAGTAACCAAAATAGGTTTTAACACATTCTAAATCTTCCACAGTCTCTACTTTTTGCCATTTATGGAATGGGCGTTTATAAGACCTTATTGTATTTATAAGGTACTGATATTGCATATCTTTATCAAGGTGTGATAACATTGACAATTCAGCAACATATGGAAGACAATCGAGATGATAGGATAAAGCCCGGTTTACAATAAAAGGATTGTAATCTGAGTAAATACCATTTTCAAATACATTCTTTTTGTTCTGTAAGATTGATGGTATAATTTCTCTGAATAAATCAGGCATTACTTAAACTCCGCATCAGACATGATTTCAGTAATACAGCACATCATAACGATTTCATTATCGGCCATAAATGCACTACGATATTGCCAAGTACCAATTGAAATAATCATCTGAGGAACAGAGGATGGTTTGAGTGATTCGTACAAACTATCATATAGTTTGCGAAGCATTGATGCAACATCGTTATCAATGTTATTAATGACCCATTTTCTTGCGGATCCTAAATCACGTTGTTTGATGCTCTTGACCAATTCACCTACACCAACATCAGATGTCGAATTCAGAACACCAACATCAATTGTTCCAGAAACAGAATATCTCTGTAGTTCATTTAGAACTCTACGATTGTCTGGGAAATATTTGGTGATGATATTCGCAACAACTTCTTTGTTGTACTCAATATTCTCTTGAGCGAGAATATACTCGACCCTCTTGAAAAATTGGGCTGCAACTTTTTGTTTGCTTCCGTTCAGTTTAAAATCAATAACGGTGCAACGAGAATGCAATGCATCCAGCAACTTGTTTTTAAAGTTACATGTGAAAATGAAAGCACAGTTAATAGACACATCTTCGATAATACCACGCAAGGCCTTTTGTGCCTCATGTGAAAGATTATCTGCTTCGTCAATGATGATGACCTTTCGACCTCCAGCCAGACTCATAGAAGATGCATAATTTCTAACCTGAACCCGCATATAATCAATACCATTATCTGCGGATCCGTTGATCATCATGTAATCACAACCAACTTCATTACAAAGTGCCTTGGCGATTGTGGTCTTTCCTACACCAGCACCACCAGACAAAAGCAGATTTGGCACTTCCTTGCGATCAGCAAAATCTTGAAACATCTTCTTGATATTATCAGGAAGAACACAGTCTGCAATCTTCGAAGGACGATACTTTTCAACCCACAACATATGATCCATAATATACTCCATAATAAAAGATGCCCCCGAAGGGGCAACAGATTTTAAACTTTACCGATTGCTTCGTATAGTGATTCAAGTTCGTTACTTTCTGCAACGACCTGTGCAAGGTTTTGTTTATGTTTAGAGATAGCAAGTTTCTTGACAATCTTCTTAGGAATACCAATATTCTGGTGAGTCACTTCACAAATATCTGCAATATATTCATTAAGACCATCAATTTTGGTCATCTCAACATCAATTTCATTAATCGCACTCTTAAGTTCCCTCAACTGTTTTTCATCAAAGGTACCATATAGAGTTTGAACAGTGATACTCATTACTTAGCTCCTTCTACCATACTTACAACATCAAGATCAGTCTCATTAACCACAAGAGTTCCACTCACAAGACTAACAACAGTCTTGCCTTCAAACTCTCCGTCTGGTGCTGTAAACACAGCAACGACATTACTTGGGTTAACAGCAACCTTGTGATTATTTTTAACATCAGACAACCAGATCATATATTATTCTCCAAATTTAGATTCTTTTGCTTCAAGTGCAATCCAATACTGAATACCTTGATTGCAGTTATTAAATGATGCCAAGCCTCTAGATGAGACTTCTACATCGTAAGTTCCGGAAATCATTTTCCAGTTCTCAGCCAGAAATACAGCGGTAAATTTATTACCGTTTCCTTCTGCAAGTTCAATTGTATTAACGTGTGCCGAATCATCCTTTGCATTAAAGGATGTCAGACAAATCTTATCACCATCAGATTCGATTGCAATGTGCGGTGATTGCAAAATGTTGGCGGTCTTTAGAATTGAAATTAGATTTGATTCTTCAATCTTAAATGATGCATCTACAGTGGGAAGAGTAAGTGCCTTATCTGGAGGTGTAATAATCATCTCCTTAGCAGTCTTCCTGTATTTTGTGTTTCTCTTGTTTTCATTAAAGATGATGTTGAACTCATCAAAGTCAAGATTGGGGTTCTGGAATGTGGCATGAACACTCAAGAATTGATTCAAATCAAACACACAAAAATCTTCTGGGAAAGAATCATTGAGTTCTGCCTTGGCAAGAACGGTCTTTCCTGGAGACATTGTTGCGATTTGATTACCAGATTTAAACTCAAGACCGGAATTGATGGTTGAGAAATTCTTCAACACGGCCAAAGTTTCATTAGAAAGTTTCATTATTAGTCCTCATCATAAAAAACAGTTACATTATAACAAAAAAATATCAACTTGTCAATCCTTTCCTTCCAAGTCTTTCTCATATAAGAACATCAAACAACACATTGCGTGTGCTAGATGGTGCATACCAGATTCCTGATCGAGTTGTTCTCCTTCTTTCCAAGCCCATAAGTGTCTCTGGGCCGCATCGAAATATCTGCGTCTGGAATCATTCACATATTTCCAGTTATCAATATCATATTTGTTTGCACCAAAGGTCAACACATCTACAGTGGCTCTTAGTGCTTTGGTGGGAAGCAGACTATACATCGGCTTCCCAAGATCATATTTTTTACCCACTGTTACAGAATCGGTAATTTGATCTTGCACGTTTGTCATTACATTTCACCCACAAAGTTAGCAACAGCAGGCATATCACCCTGGAAGTGATAAGTACCAATATGAGAAGTTCTCATCCAAGGACACAACCAGATATCACCACCGATCTTGCGCCACATCTGACAGAACATATAATCTTCTGAGAGATATCGTTCAGAACCACCACCAGTAATAGAATCCTTAGTGTCGATTACAGTATCAAAGAATGCGTGAATGTAACGAGATCCATCGAAGTGTGCTTGTCCAACATGGTCAGGTTTGTATCGGATCATTGGATATGCTTCTTCCATCTTGGTGAAGACTTCGCGTTTAACCAACATGAAACCAGTGCCAATTTCAAGTACCTGTAAAGGTTCAGTAACAGTGAATTGTGCGGTGCCCTTTACAGGATTAAACACAAAATCACCAGCGACCTTTTCTAGAGTACCAGCATCAATTGTTGCATTCTTGTTGATTGCAGTCTTAACTGCTTTCCACTTAATTGCCTTCTTAGGATACGGGCCACCAATAACATCTTTGTCTAGTGCAAGTAGAGCAATAACGTCATTAGGATCAAATGAAATGTCTGAATCCAAGAACAACAGATGAGAACAATCAGAACGGTGAAGAAACTCATCAACAAGATAATTTCTTGCCCTTGTGATAAGTGATTCGTTGAAAAGGAATGAAAACTTTACCTGTATGCCATATGCCATACAGAGTGCTTGTAAATCTAAACAAGCCTTCATGTAAAGTCCATGATTCATTCCACCATACATTGGTGTAGCAACAAACAATTTGTGCTTTTGTAAATCTTCTTTCTTAATAGAAATTTCCATAATAACTCCATCAATTAAATTGCATTTCCGTTAACATCAACCAAACCATCTTCTTTAGGATTCCCACCATTAAAAATGTCTGGTGTTAAATCTTGGGCCAAAAAACCACCAAATTTTACAGGATGATTATCAACCAACTTATCAACATCAACCGTAATATTCATAGCAGACATAATGTTCTTCATTGCTTCACAGTCTTCTCGAACGAACTGATTGAATCTTTCCAGCCAATACTTTCGCTGTTTGTAAATAGCAGGCGCTTCTTTAGGATTATCCTTGATCCATGCATATATGTATACTGGAATATTACCATATGTGTTAGACAAATTCTTCGCATCAAAAAGAGTTGTCTTTGGTGTTTTAATACCTGTAATATACCCCAATTTTCCAGATTGTAAATATCTCCTATCTCCTTCAAATGGGAGATTATATTTCTCTGCAAATTCTTGTGTAGAATTTTCACCACCATCAGTGTGATAACTCCTCAGTGTAGAGGAATATGATATATGATCTCTCAACTTTTTAAAAATCTTTGATTTTGCGTCCTTAGTCTTATCGGACGCCAAACTCTCGATAAGAGAACGAATTGCATCATCATCATTTTCAATTTCTTTGTTAACTAGAGCTTCCTTTACTTGTTTTACGATATCCAAAATTGTATTTGGAATAGCAGGCAAAACATTGTTATTGCTGCTAACAACATGAATCCTTTCATCTAAAGGCGAATCAAACTCAACAATATCATAGACCATAGTCTCCCAATCCAGACGGGCGGCCGCCGCATCTCTATGGAAACCAGTTAGTCCTACAAATCTATTTTTGTTTTTGGGGTCGACCTTGATTGTAGGAGGACTGCAATCAATCCGGTAACCAAAGACCTTAAATGAATCAACCAAAGGAGGAATCTTATTCTGTACAACAGACATGACTCTAGGATTATCGATAGGATTGTAAGTTACAACACCATCTTGACCTCTATTCAAAACGATTCTTTTCTTGAATCTGACACCCTTAGTATAATTGGGTGGGCAAAGACGTAAAGACAAATCAACATCAAAATGTGGTTTCATATAATTACTCCAACAACTAGAAACATTCTAGTATTAATAAAAAATACAACTCACAGAATTGTATTCACCTTCCAACTTGTCTTAGGTATTTTTCTTTGGTTTCATCCCAAGACAAGTAGATCAAATCATCGTAGAATAACGAATCAGTTGATACATTGTTTTTCTTTTTCAACATCGAAATCCGACCCTTAGCATACTTGGTTTTCCAAATATTGGCAAGCGTTTGTTCCGAAGTATCGAAAGATTTTATAAGTTCACTATCAGTTATCTCTTTTTTGAGATATTCACATGTATTATTATATAGTGTAGAAAAATAGATACCGCGTTGATGATCAGCGCGAACAAGTTCTTTGGGAATTCCAAGTTTAGAATACGCAAAATTCAAAGAGCGATTTTTATGATCGCGTTTTAGTGGGAGGCCATTTTGGTTTTTTGCCTCCCACCATTCGAAATACTTTCTTGTATGATTTTCTTTGATCCAATCAAATACTAGTCTAGACGTTTTTCTTGTTGGTTCGAACGCGACCGAACCGGAAGAGAAACCCATTTTTGTCCAGTGTTCAAGACCGTCATACTGAGAAAGACCACCAGACTTAGTGTTCCCATATAGAGAAGTAGTTGTAACACCGACCAGAACATCTCCATATTTCTCCCTCCAATCTTTTTGTACAGTGTCAGATAGACACATAAGTGCCAGTAACTTTCCACCCATATAATTGAATCCGAGAGGTTGTAAAGGCACAATCGTAGAACCAATTGCAGTATGATTAATCATACCCTGTTGAGTCTTAACGTCTCTAGACCAACCGATAAAGTTGTCTCTAGGCGTCAAGTCAAGAAAGTCTGATGAAATGCAAATGACTCCTAAGTATTTAGAAGATACTGCGTCAGTTAGAATGTAATACAGATTTCTACCGATGTTAGAATTGTTCTTCATGGTAGAAGAGAATGTCCTCAAGGTGTTCCAGGTTTCAGCCAATTCACCGTTGTGTAAAACCATAACAGGTTCCAGTTTTTCATAATCATCAGGACTTTCTGGTACCCAAAAATTACTTCTAACCTTTTCAATAAGTTTGACCTGTTCAGAATTTACAAGTTGAGTTTCTTCACCAAACAGTGTACAGACTTCTTTTGTTGGATACTTCTCTTGCACTTCACACCACTTTTGATACAAAGTGTATTCTCTAACATCCATCTTAGAGGCATATTCCAAATCAGAAATTAATTTAGATTTTAGTTCTTCAGTATCCACGTGACCAAAGTTTTCGGCAGGATTATTTTCCTGCCAAATTTTCCACTGTTCATCAACAAATTCAATAGGTGTAGGCATTATTCACTCAAACTATTTAATCTTTTCTTCGCGGCCTCGTAACGGGTAACAAGTTTGCTAAATTTGTCTCTCTTCTTTAGACCCATCTTAAGTGCCATTGGTTTTGCCCGATCAGTATAACATATTCCATTTAAATGGTCAAGCTCATGCTGGAATACATGTGAGGTCAAACCCTCAAATACTGTTTCATGTCTCTCACCAGTAAAGTCATAATATTCGACTTTAATTTTTTTGGGTCTAGAAATCTTTAGTGCCAACATAGGAAAAGAAAGACAACCTTCGGCCACAAGACTATGTTCTTTAGATTCTTCTAAGATAGACGGATTGAACATTGCAACATATTCGTCTCCTCCACCCATAACGAAAACCCTGGCTGAGATTCCAACCTGAGGTGCAGCCAATCCAAAACCACCCTTAACCTTGCATGTTTCCGCCAACTGAGAAGCAAACTCAACAGGTTCAAAACACGGATCTTCAAAGTCGAACTGTGTAGTACCACTTCTGAGAACAGGATCATTTTCATCAACCAATTGCAATATTACAATGTCAGGTTGAATAGTAGTACCATTGTAACCATCAGTACTAATTTTAATTACATCACTCATATTATTTTCCTTCAATTACGGAGAAATTACCCTTTTTGTTAAATTTAATTACTGATCTAAATTTATCAAACAATTGATCACCCTTGTGACTAATAACAAACACATTCGTATCGTCAGAGAATTCATGAATCAAATTCATTAATAGTTCTACTGATGATGAATCTAGACTAGAATCAAACACCTCATCAAGAATAAGAAGATTGGTATTCGCAGAATTCTTCAGTTTAGCTACCTGTCTCCAAGTAAAGAGAAGTGCCAAGTCAATCTTCTGTTTTTCTCCTTCAGAGAAATTAGCATAACTGAATTCATCCCTATGTCTTGACTTAATTGTTTCTTCGAAATTTTCGTTCATTTCAAAGTTAACAAAGAAATCTAGCGCAGATAAGTACTTATTGATCAACTTATTCATGATCGGCAAATACTGCTTGATAATCTTGGTTTTGATACCAGTATCTTTCAGTAGACTTGCTGCATACTCATAATAATGTTTGTCATTAACATATTCTTCATGTTTCTTCATGAGTTCTTTCAATTCATCTTTGAGTTCTGAAAGTTTCTCATTCTCATCAATGATATTACCCTTTCTCTCCAAGAGTGAAGAGATTTCCTTTTGTAGTTTATTAATATATGTGTTGATTGCACGAATGGTTGCATTATGTTCAGTAACGGCGTTCATGTGCTTTACAATATCTTTATTAATCTCTACGATCACCTCCAATCTGGCATTGTTCTTTTCCATCTCGCGAGATAACATTTCAAGTCCGTTTTGTATCTCACTTTTCTTCGCCTCTCTTTCCGATAACCTTTCGGCCGCAAAGTCTTTGTCGATTGGTTGGTTGCAAGTGTGACAGACTTCGTTATCCTGTAAGAAAGAAATGTCCTTAGTAATCTTGGATATCGAAGATTCCATTTTCGATTCCATCTGGACAATCTTCTTGTTCTTAGCGCGTACGGCAGATTCGTCTTCAATCTTTTTTTGTAATACTCCGATGTGCTGAGATATAAGTTCGATATCATTCTGTAACTTGATCTCTTGAAGTTCAGAGTTTTCAATCTCGTTTTTCTTTCTCTCAATTTCCTCATCATTATGTTTCCTATGTTCTTCGATATTTTGTTTCTGAAGTTTAATCTTTTCAGAAGTCAAGTCCATAGCATACTTATTGTCTTTACTCTTATCTTTGATATCATCTAACTTTTCTTTAACAAGTTTGTTCATAGAAGAAAAGATTTGAATATCAAGAAGTTCCTCGATAATATTTCTACGATCAGCCGCAGACAACTGCATAAAAGGAACAAATGAAGCTGATCCAAGAATTACAACCTGAGTAAAGGATTTGAAGTTGAACTTCAGAATTTGACGTTCTAGAACTTCTTGGTAGTCTGTGTTCTTCGCATTTTGGTTGACCAACTCGTCATTGCAATGGACCTCAAAGACGTTAGGTTTAATTCCACGAACAACACGATAGGACTTTTGACCTACTGAAAATGCAACTTCAACAACACAGTCTCTTTGATTGATTGAATTGATAAGTTGTGGTTTATTAATTTTGCGAAAGGGCTTACCAAAAAGTCCAAAACATAGAGCATCAAGAAGAGTGGACTTGCCAGCGCCATTAGTACCAATAATAAGAGTATTAGAACTACGGCTAAGATCGATAGTAGTCCAATTGTTACCAGTCGAAAGAAAGTTTCGCCATTTGACATATTTAAAGTGGATCATGATTCAGAGTTAACAGATTCAATATACAATTCACGCAAAATGTTCTTCAATTTATTGTTGTCAATTGAAGTTTCGGACAGACCGTCAACATACTTATTTAATATGGTAAGTGTGTCTTCAGCCTGGTCGACCATTTCATCATCAATGCCTTCAGAAATATCACTGAAGTCTTCGACAATTTTAACATCGGCCGGTTCAACGGAATAAATTGCATCCATGAACCGATCAAAAAGATAAGGATTGGTTTTGTTTATTACTACTACTTTAACATAACGATCTCTCAAGTGATCATAACCAGATTGTAATCCTTCTATGAGACCCTGTGAGTCATCATAGTGGATTCGATGAAACATCACATACGGATTACGATGGAAAGTAAGAGTTCTATCACTAAGATCGAAGGTATGAAAACCACGAGGATCATTAAAATCCTGCCAGGTAAGTTCATACGGATTGCCAAGGTAGTGAATACCGACAGAACTAGATTTGTGATGATAATGGCCGGAAAAAGTATATTCGAATTTGTTAAAAAGTCCACGACTTAACCCCTCTTGACTTTGGAGACCGCGATACATAGCAAATCCCTCAATTTCAAAATGTCCTGCACAAAGGGTTGCTGGAGTGGTATTTATTTCCTTTAGACATTCATCATAGTTGTCTGCACATATCCAAGGTATCATGCATACCTTTTCACCGTCAATTTTAATGGTTGTGGGCCTATCAATTACTTGAATGTGATAATCATCTTCACCAATAAGTATCCGAATAGAATTTACATCGTTTGTATTCTTATAGAACGTGTCATGATTGCCAACCAACATGTAAGTTGAGATTTCATGCTCTTCGAGTTTATCGAAAAACATCTTCTTAGCACGTTGTAATGTGTTGAAATTGATATACTTTCTACGGTCAAATGTGTCACCAAGAATAAGAAGTTCTTTTATTCCTTCTTCTTTGAGCTTAGGAAAAAAGACCTCAGAATAAAACTGTTCGTAGTAATCCAAGAACAGTTGGTTATCGTTCCTTGCTCCGAAGTGTTGATCGGTGATGAGTGCTATTTTCATTATTTGAATCAGTAATCTCAATTATTGCGCCAGAGTTTCTGGCGATTCTTTCCATAAACCTACTTAATTCAGGTCTAGTACCGAAATACTTTGTATACACACAAGGATACTCTTGCAGTTTAAACCTAATTTTGTACATTATATCACTCTTCGAAGAATAAGTCAAGCCCGGTGTTTTTCTTTATGATCTTTTTGCTCTTCTTGTTCTCTTCGAAGTTTTCAATGAATTCTGAAATATTATCGTACATCTCAAATTGTCTATTCTGTCCGTCTTCAAGTTCAAGAAGTTCATATTCATCCAGTATGCCCATTTGTTCTGTGGCCTTATACTTGATGTACAGTTGTTTCTTTTCTTTCTGTATGCGTCTTAGGAATGCATACCAGATGACTGTGGTGAAATAGGAGAATGCATTCTTGGTCTTTGATGGGTCGAAGTTCTCAAAGTACATCAAACAGTTTTCTACACCATCAGAAATCATTTCATCTTTGTATGTGTAGTTTATGAAATTTGGTTTCCTTGAGAGTCCTTCTGCAATCTTATAAAAACACTCACCGATATAATTGGGAATCTTAGGGGGTGTGGTGTTGTGTTCTTTGGCATATGCAGATTTTTCTTTGTAATCCACCAGTGCCTTAACAAAATCATCATTATTTACATATTCTTTCTTTGCTTTGATCTTTTCTGCCATAATATTCTCAAAATAATGCTTGACAAACTGGTTGCCAAATTGATACAATAGGTATGTCGCCCTTTAGAGATCAATGAATTGATTCATTCTTAACCTTAAATGCATTAAGAATTTCCATTGTCTCCGTTTCAATAGAACTTTTAAGTTCTTTTAACCTTGAAGTTTCCTCTCGGAGTTTCTCCGATAAAGAAGCATAATATTCTCTCATATGTTCATTAGGTTCAATGAACGTCAAGATATCTCTATCTTGAAGAGTTACTTCATTCTTCTCTAAGACTTCAACAGGTAGCCAATGTTGCATAAGAATTGTAGATTCACCGGACTTGTATCTGATCACAAGCGTCATAGGATCCATTACATAGTATAGTTGTTTTTCCAACTTTAAATATTTGCAGATGATGTCTTCACCAGTTACCAGTCTTAAAATTTTAATTTGGTCTTCCATTTTTTAATTGTATTTTATAAAGTTTAAAAGGAAACTTTTCTTCAGTATAAATTCTAGACCTTTCAATGAAGTGTCTCAGAGTGTGGTTGATGTATTTTCCATGTCTAAGATCATCAGATATGTCATACAACACAGCCTTATCTTTTGCATCACTCTTTCTCAAGACTCTACCTATTGACTGTAGGTTTCTCACCCTTGATTTGGATGGAGAAGCAAATATAACATTATGTAGGTTTCTTATATTGATGCCTGTGGAGAAAGTTCCAAATGAAGCTACAATAATTGCATCTTCTTCCGTCTCCATTATCTTCCTGATTTTTTCTCTATCTTCTGTTTCTGTTCCTCCATGAACAAAAAATACTTTTCTATTACCTAATTTTTCAGTTTGTAATAACATATTATACAGTAATTTGCCATGTTTATCAACCATTTGGTAAAGAATTAGTGTATTTTTCTTTAAACTTATAGCAAGATTTTTTATAAATTTATTTCTCTGTTCGTTCAATATTAGGAATTGAAGTTCGTCTTTGTATTCCTTTTTGAACATATTTTTACAGTCTTCTTCTGGGTGCTTTAAAACCAGACATTTGATTTCAAAGTCAGATAGATGGCCACCATCAATCAATTCTTTTGTTGAGATTACTCTTTCAACTGGTCCGAAAAGTCCTTCTAGAACCAACTTGTGTGTCTTGGTGCCATCTAAGGTTCCAGTTAAACCAATTCTGTACTTTGTATTGATGCACTTTGTCATCACACCCATGAGTGAGTTTGCTTTGAATAGGTGTGCTTCATCACCAATCACATAGTCATACTGGTGAAAATATTCCTCTGGCATGGTGTAGATAGATTGCCATGTGGATATAACTAATTTCTTTTCAGAATTCTTACTTATTCCTTGGTAGATTTTGTGTACATTTTCCGACACATCAAAGTCATTAAAATAAGAATAGTCTTGGAAGTCTGAGTATAGTTGTTCAACGAGAGATGTTGTCGGCACCACAATCAGTCCTTTTAGATTTTGGTAATCCAACAACTGTCTGAATAACAAATAGATGATGAGTGATTTGCCTGATGCAGTAGGAGACAATATCAGTTTTCTGCGATTTTGCATTGCGCCGATAAAGGCTCTTAACTGGTGTTCTTTAGGTTGTATTGATCTTCCTTGTGAGGACAGTTTTAAACCTTCTATGAACTTTTCTGCGTGATACACACTGAATTCATCTTCAACATCAGGATTAAAATTTACAAATTCGAAAGTGTAATCTCGACTAATGCAAAACTCTTCAATGTACTGTAACAGGCCCAAATAAATTAATTTGGTGTTTAAATTCAGTAACCTAATTTTTCCGTCCCAGATTCTATTGCGGAATTCTGGAGTGAATTGGTGTCCTGGCACAAAAAAAGTAAATACGTCCGCAAGTTCCCTCAGAATGTATTTTTCACAACTCAGTTTTGCGTATACCTCATTGTGTTTGTGTATCAACAGATCAGCCATTAATTGCCACCAATAAATCTTTCCCAAGATATAAAATCTCTAAGTTGGAATGTTCGACTTTTTAGTTCCGAAAGAATTGCTTCCGAGACTGAAACAATCTCATCATGTATGATTTTTTTCTTGAGTAGGTTGATGAGGTCAGAATCACTTTCAAGATATAAATTGATATCAGACTTTAACACGAAGGGGAATGGTTCCCATCCTATGTCTTTTAGTTCATCTTCTGACATCTTTCCATTATAATATTCCCACTTTTTCTTTTTCATCTGAACATAATCAAACTGTGCTTTTTTGGATGCCAGTTTGCTTTTAGTAAGTATGTTCAGATATTTGCTGTGAAGAATAGGAATTCGTATTAGTTCTTTTGATGGTTCTGTTTGATCAATAACAGAATCTTTTTCCCAACTTTCTAGTATCTTCTCTATTGTGTCCATAATATACCATGACTAATGTTTTAATTATATATTAAAGCTCCAGGAATTCAAAATATTTTACTGAAAAACTGGCATCTGCGGTCATTATATGATCAGCAGACAATGTTGTATCAAACTGGATGTCAGACAGTGATAGTGGAAACAGGCCGGCAATATGTATCCTGAATATAGGATTGTTTAGGTTTGAAAGTGCAGTCAACACCGCATCAGAATACCCTTTAAAGTCTGTCTTTTTATATTGATTCTGTATCTCTAACAGATGGTTTCTTTCTTGGAAACTGTGTGGTGATCCCAATGCCAACAACCAATCATATATGCTTTTCCAACCTTCTGCTCTAGAATCAATCAAAAATTTTATGTTGAAACTTCCGAATGTTAATTTGTTTCCAGTAACATGATAATCCAACATTGGTGATGTTACTGTAATTGCTGGTATGGTAACACCAGGCACATTTGCTTCTTGGCAGAAATATGTGACGTTTGGAATTCTATCGAATGTGAGTAAAAACTTTGTAGGTTGTAGAAAACCTGTGTGTTCGGGTGTACGTTCTAGTGCGCTCATTTATGCCTCCAGTATTACGGTATTTAGGACATAAAAAAAGGGTGCCCGAAGGCACCCTCTAGTGTCTCTCTTAACGGAGACTTTATCATTACATAAGGTTCTTTACACCGAACAGACGGTAGTAAACGTTCTTGCCAGCATTCAACTTGCCTTGACCAGCGTCCAGACCTTCTGCGAATGGGTTTGCAACCATTCCGTAACGAGTCTTGAAACCAATCTTTGGTTGGAAAGTGAACTGATCAACTGCACGAACCATTTGCAGAGGAACATATGGGCAATAGAACAGACCTGCATCATAAGGAGAAGAACCCTTATAACCGATAGTAACAAGTTCTTGGTTAGAAGTGTAACCACCGAAGTATGGGTCGATGTAAACCTTAATGCGGCCATGTAACATACCACAGAAAGTGTTACCAGTGTCATCTACCTGAAGGTCAGCAGACAGTGCAGGAGTGTACTGAAGAACACCAGCCATAGCCATTGCAGACGCAACGTCTGAAGAAACGATCAGGACGTTACCCTTACCACGACGAGTCTGCTTAGCAATTACGTTAGCATCACGTTCGATCTGGAAGATAAGACCCTTGAAACGTTCAACTGACCAACGACCATTAGAGTCGGTGTCAAGGTCGAAGTAACCAGGAGTAGTAACACCATACTGAGCACCAGGCTTAGCAACAGTGTAGATAGAACGGATAACTTCACGGTTGATTTCAGCAAGGATTTCAGTAGACAGAATGTTAGACAGTTCTGTTTCTGCATCCAGACCGTGGATAGCCTTAAGGTCTTGAGCAAGTTCAAGTGAGTATTCTGCCTTTAACGCACGGCTTTGAGCGGTTACAGTAACCTTTTCAATGCTGAACGCCATTTGCTGGAATACGTTTGCACCAGTACCATAGTCAGCAGCACCCAAGAATTCTGCATTAACAGTTGGGATACCGATACCGGTAGTGGTTGTACCTGCTTGGAAGTTATTAGCAGTATCAGTTGCCAGAGTTCCTTGGAAACCGTATGGGTTTGCCGCAGAAGTACGACCAGAGAATACTGTGTTAGCTTCGTTGTAGAATGCTTCTGAACCAGTCATGTTGTCATAACGAGCGCGCATAGCGAAGATCAGGCCAGTAGGACCAGTCATAGGCTGAACGGCAGCAACGTCATAAGCAATCAGGTTAGGCAGAGCACGGCGAACAAGAGAGATCAGAATAGGATCGAAGTTTTGAACACCACCAGTTACGTTGGTAGGACCAGCGTCTGAAAGTGTTTCAGAAAGAACTGAACGATCTTCCTTGAGTGCCTTTTGTTGGTTTTCCAGAACAAGAGTCGTTACCGCTCTCTTGTAAGGATCTTTAATGGCTTCAAGTTCTGGGTGTTCCAGAACAGGCTGCCACTTCTTTTGAAGTTCTTCTGTAAGATACATTTAGTTTATCTCCTTTAAGTATCTGTTAAAACAAATATTTATTTAATTAAAGTACGCGAGATGGTTTTAGTGTATGCTGCCATTTCTGGATCTGCAAATCCACCAACCTTCTTATCTTCTTCAATGATTTGTACTTCATCATCAAGAGCAGAACTATCAGCAGATTTTACTGTAGAACCAATGTAAGATTCCTTAATGGTTTCCAGTTTATCCGCGAAGTCTTCATCGGAGGTAAACTCAATACTTTCTGCAAGTGATTTGATTTTTTCCACCTGTGTCTGCGTCAGGCCTTCACATGCTGCGTAAATAGCCTCAATCTTTTTGTGTTCGTTGATTTCTTGAGAAAGATCAACAGTAAACTTGATTTGTTCGTTTAATTCGCCTTCAAGTTCTTCGATCTTATTGGTCAATTCTTCAACGATGTCAACCTTGTCTTCTGGAATATCAATGTAATGTTCAATGAACAGATTACGCAGGCCTTCAATGAAATCTTCAACGATTTCAGAACGAAGTCCTTTAGTGATAGCCAGTTCGTTTTCTTTAACCCACTCTTCAACCATATAGTTGAGATAACCGTCAACCTTGTCGGCCATTTCTTCTTTGATTTCTTCAAGAGTGGCATTGAATTCATTTTCCAGTTCTTCAACTGCTTCTGCTACAACTTCTTCTGCAACAGTAGATGCCTTTGCAATAACTGCTGCTTCAAAGATCATAGATGCCTTAGACTTGAAGTCTTCTGACAGACTTTCGCCTGAAAGCATAGCTTCAATATCTTCGTGATATGACTGGAATGATGCACCAGGATTTGCCTGCATGGTCTGTGGCGCAAGTTTTCCAGCAATACGATCACGAATTGCAGAATAGTCAGTGGCCGCTGCCTGGTCAACAGACAGAAGGTCGGAACGGCCTTGAGACTGTTGTGGTTGAGAGTCAAGAACCTTCTTTGGTTCTGAACCTACTGGTGGTGTTGCACCTGGAGGAGTAGCTGATGGTGTTCCCTTGGTGTAATTAGGATTTTGTTCATCCTTCTTCTCTGGAGAGTCACCGATCTTGCCGACATCCTTCTGACCATATGCAACAGAAGTGTCTATTTTAGTATCACCGACTCCGCTTTGCTGACCACGCTGCTTAGATGCCACATTGGTATCTAAGATTTCTTTAGCGGCTTCGGTTAGATTAAATTTTCCCATTTGAAAATCTCCTTGATTTTTTATACTGGATATTTATATTTTAAAGTTTTCTAATGAAGTTTTCGAAGATTTTTAGGCCAACTTCTTCAATTTCTTTTCTGGATGCTTGTCTTAATTGTTTACGAGCATTTTCATAATCGACTTCGGCCCAAACACCGTTCACCAACATCCATTCTTTTCCTTCCATAATACCTTGTACAAAAGCACCAGGTGCAGAAGGATCTGCTACAATATCCGCCGCTGTGGCCAGATAGAAGTCATCTTGAACAATATTTACCCCGTTGATATTCTTTAAAGACCCCATACCTCTAGAGGACACACCAAGTTGTGCGCCACCTTCGATAAGATTCTTTGCAATACTACCCATAGGTGTTTCAAGAATTTTAGCTTTGCCTATCCAATCGTTTCCTTCTTGACGGAGAGACACGATCATGTGTGAGACTCTATCTAGATTGATTGATGGTGTATCTGGGTGACCTAGTTCACCAAAGGCACGATTTTTATTTATATATTCTTCTGTGTAACGGTGTACTTCTTTACGCATGGTTTCTTCTTTATACATGCGACCGTTACGATTTTTTCTTTCGGTTACTAAGAAAGGACCTTCAATGAAAAGTGACTTTACACCGTTTTGGTCTTCAGTTAAGTAACTGACTGTTTCTGTTAATTCGGTAATGAGTTTCATACGTTTGCTCTTCGTTTTCTTAAAGAAATTCTTCTTTTTATTAATGCTTGGCGTAAGTGTGCTTTTCTTTGTGGTTTAGACCTTCTTGCTGCCAACTTTCTATGTTGTCTTTCCTGTGAAGACATTCTTACCATATGTCCTTGTCTGATTGTATATCCTGGGACATTTGATAATTTTTTTCGTCTTTGTATTTTTCCTTGTCTTACTCTTGCTCTAACGAGTCTTATTCTTCCCAATTTCTGTACATTATGTGACTCAAACATTTCATTTGACATAGATTGATATAACTGGTTGAGTTTGTCTTCAACCAGTTTATCCATTTCTATATTAAAAATCTCCTTGGCTTTTAAAAAGTTTTCTGCCAGGATATTTTCTATAATGTCATTCATTAGGGTTTAATGGAATATACACCGAAATTGAATGCAGCAGGATCTTCAAATTGACCGCGGTCAAAATAACCATTGTCCTTACGCAATTCCATAATAATATTGTATGTTGCGTTTGCAGTTACACCGTAGGTTTGAATACCAATGTCGCCGTTGCAACCAGCAGTTCCGGCTGCATTGTTTGGAATTGTAATCCAATTTCCATTGTCATTGTATACACCAACACCCTGACCCGTTACACCAATAATTGTTTTTGGTGTGGTCGCATTCCAGAAGAGTCTTGCGTGACCAGTTCCTGCGAAGTTTGCTTCGAACCAAATCTTTTCAACAGAAAGTCCGTAATAAGAAAGTGCAGTATTACTGACACTAGAAGACGACCTTAGTGGAACACTGTTGGCGTCCAATGCACCATATAGTGTGTTTGCTGAGATTCTGGCAACATTAGATTCATCACCTGAAGCACCATCAAAGAAACCAGTAAGTTTGATTACTGCCTTCTGGTTGGTGTCTTTTAATATTTGATATGTAAATTGATTTGCCATTTTTTAACCTTTTATTTTTCTGTTTCTTCCTCAACAGCCGGAGAAGAGCTCCATTGATATGCTGTGTATGGTACTGTTACATATTTATTAACCTTATCAACAAAATACAATGCAACTCTTTGTCCGTTTGAATATTGTCTTATTGACTTCCTTTTCATGATTAGTATGTTTGGAGGGTCCATAGTGTCTCTGGACTCCTCCAATGAATTCATGAATTGACTAAAGGTTTTCATTACTGTTCTTCAGAAACTTCCAATTCGTCATCATCTTCATCTGGTTCTTCAGACCAATCACCATTCTCATCAATTTCGTCACCGCCAGACTCAGACAGTTCTAAGGATTCTTTTAACTTCTTGAGTTTCTTTTCTGCCTTCTTTAACTTCTTTTTCTTTTCCTGATACTCAGAGTCATCATCGTCATCTTCAGAATCACACATGGACGCTTCCATAATTGCAAGTTCTTCTTTCAATTTAGCAATTTTCTTTTCTTTCTTTGCAATCTTTTCTTCTTTATCGTCCATATCACAATGTGATTCTTCTCTGGTCAACATTCCACCAGCAAGTTCAATTTTCTTGGCTTCGATGTGTGCCATAACTCTGTTGTGAATTTCAGAATATAGTGCTTCACGGGCTGAACTGCCATTATCATCCAGTGTATAATCAATAAAGGCCTTCGTATTAGACATTTCTTATCTCCAAAAAGTGTTTATAGTTATTATTTATAGTAACTTCTTTAGTTTGTTAAAACCAGTATCATCCTCTACTTGTACATCTGGATAATTGATTCTGTTTGGTCTATCATCAGTTTTCTTTGGCTGTGGTTTCTTTTTTGTATCGGAACCACCATTTGGGGATTTCGGTTGCGACTCACTTGCTGATGGTTCGGGGGGCATCATTTTTGCCTGTGCTTTCATCATCTGCATTTGTTGGTCATTCTGTATATCACCCATCATTTGTTGTTGTGCCACATTTGACATAACTTCTGTGGGTAATCCTAAACCATCTTTCTTTTCTTTGTCGATCTCCTTTTGCATGTCTTTGATTTCATCATCAGTCATGCGTAGAACGTTGCGTTGAATCCAAGCCTGTGAATAGTAACGACCAGTATAAGGATCGACTGCACCAAGAAGAGCAAGTCTTTCTTTCATCAACTCCGCTTCTTTTAGTTCAGTGAAGTTGTTGTCTTGAATGAAATCGTAATAGATGTTTTCTTTAAATTCATTCCATTCTTCGTTTGTGCAGATGCCTTTAAGAACACACTGTACTCTCAAAGCCTGATCAAACAAGTCTGCAAACTTATTACGAAGTCTGTCTACGAACTTGGAGAACTTTAATTCATCTCTAGTGACTTCTGCAACACGACCAATAGAGAACCCCTGATTAGGTTCCAAACGAGAAATAGGAACGTTTAGTGATTTGTACAGTTTCTTTTCAAAGTATTTCACATCTTCCAGTTCTCCTAGGTTTTGACCGCCTGGGAGTGTGGAGATTTCTGTACCCTTACCGCCTTCTCTACGAGGCAACCAAAAGTCTTCCATCATAGACATGAACTTACGGTCATCTCTAACTTCACCTGTGTTTGCATCATAGACAAGTTTATTTTTGTACTTGACCATGATATCACGAAGGTATTGTTCTGCTTTTTGTTTTGGTAAGTTGCCTACATCGATGTAGAAAATACGTCTTTCTGGTGCGCGAGAGATACGATAGATAACTGTCGCATCTTCAATCATACGCAACTGGTTCAGTGGTTTAATTGCTTTATGGAGGTATGAAAGTACCACAGCGCGCCTAGAATCCATAAGACCGGATACAACAGCGACAACAGAATCGGTAGTAATTCGTACACCCACGGGGCCATAGTTGGAAGATGATCCTGTAACCACCTTATCGTTATAGATGTAGTATTCGTTAACCACATCCATAATTTCGACTCCGGTTCTTTCATCTTTCCTTTTTTTAACCTCTCTTACTTTTCTGAGTTTTCTAGGATCGACATACCGAAGTTCTTTGATTCCTAAGACAGGGTTTTCTCTGTCTATGATAATATGATAGAAGAGTCTACCGTCAACGTAGTATCTTCTGAAAATATCTTGACACATGTTGTTGTAGTTCAACAGTTTCAAGATAGTGCTGAATTCTTTTTTGATGGCTTCTTTGATTTTGTCTGGTTGATTTAGTTTGTCCAGTACAATTTTGATAGTTGTTCCATCATCGTCTTGACAAATGGCTTCATTTACAATGTCATCAATAGCGGATTCAATTTCTGGTTGCATTGCCATTTCGCGATAACGAGAAATGAGTTCAACCTCATTTTTTGCGGTTCCATCTAGGTCAACATATGTGCCATAGTATGCCGCTGAAGTGATAGTAAGCGCACCATCATCATTTTGAGGTGGTGTGAATGACTGTTGGGCAATTTGGTCTTGTTCGGCCTTATTGCGAGCAATAGTGAAACCGAAAAGTGAGAATTTGTTTAATGTTGCCATGTTTTCCTTTTTTCAAAAATAGGAGGGCCGAAGCCCTCCTTATCAAACATTATTAGTTGGTTGTTTCTGCTGTCCAGTATTGGTATGCAAACGTTGTTGAATATTCTTCAATGGTGTCGTTTGAACCCCAATCCAGATCAATAGGAGCAACATCGATAGGGAACATTCCTACGAATTTGTATTCTTTTAGTATGTTTCCAGATTTGCCATATTGAGTTACCTTAGCATCAATAGAATAGTTAACTGGTGCAAGACTATTAGCTGAACGTATGTTGCCTTCGTGACTGTTGATACTGTTTAACCAATTTTCCAGAGAATTTCTGATTAAGAAATTTTCGTCATTGATAATCTGTAATGTCCAGTCGGCGAAAGTTCTGTTCCCAGCAAATTTCATTTCACGACCAAAGTAGTAAACCGGCACAGTACCTACGGACGAACCTGGTAACTGCGCTGCTTTGGCCATAAACGAAATTTGTTTGCTAGAGTCGGAGCTTCTATTTACAAATGATGGTAGAATTAGTGTCACATTGAACAGGTTGGGACGGGCACCGTCACCAACCATGTTTGATCTAAATTCTGTTACGTTAAATGCCATTTTTATCTCCTATTATTCTTATATTTATTAAGCAGCACCAACGACAGTTGTAAATTCTACACCAGAACCAACAGCGATAAAGTTCAACTGAATATAGTTGATAGAACGCGCAGGTTTAATGTAAATGTCACCAACAAACTGGTTACTATCAATAACCTGTGCAGTGTTGTTGGTTGTATCACAAATAACCTTAAAGTCAGTGATACCGCGGCGACCCTGTACATCACGCAAGAAAGGAGTTACAAGAGCAACAAACTGCGCTCTGGTGAATTCGTCATTGAATTCGAACAGAGAGTATTGTGCCGCATTAGAAATCGCCTTTTCAAGAACAATAAACAGTCTGCGAACGTTGATGTGGTCGAATGCTGATGGTTTACTCTGTAGAGTCTTGTCACCAAACAATACAATACCTTGACCTGGGAATGAAACCACTGGGTTAACACCAGCAGAGAACAGCGTGTCTCTGTATGTCTTTGATGGGTTCCATGCAAGCTTGATTGCATTCTTGATTGCACCTCTGTTGAAACCAGCAGGTGAGTACCAAGGATCTCTTACGTTGTCGGTGTTAACACACAGACCAGCAATATCACCATTCAGAGGAATCCAACGATAGGTGTTGTTGTAAACATCATATTGATACTTCCAACCAGAGTCAGCAACAGCATAAGAAGATGATCTTGCTAATGCAGTTAACCATGATTGAATTGAAGACGTTTCATTAGATGCATTGTTAACAACCGCACTTGCAGGAGGAGACAAGAATGCAACACAGTCCTTTCTAGAATTCGCAATGTTATCAATAACATACTGTTGTACAGTTGTGTTGGCTCCACCGGTCAGTACCAGTGAAATGTCATAAGTTTCTTTATTCGCGAATAAAGAATATGCGGTCTGTATATTTCCATCACTTGGTTGATCTTCTACTGCATTGAGAAGAGCCATGGTTTTGTTGCCACTTAAAATGTCGAACGTGGTTGTTGCAGTTCTTCCCCAAGTTGTCTTGGTGTTTGCATAATCAACAGGATCCATTACAAAGATATACTTTGATTTTTGGAAAATTACTTGTTTGTAGTAATTTGATTCGCCGTTAATGTTTGCATCAGATGCCTTAGAGACATATGGGAAGGTTTCTAGAACCTGACCAGCACTGCCCGTGAAAAGGCCGAGATTGTCATAAACAACAACGTGCATTTCATCACGCGAACCACTTACTGCTGCAACATAGTCTGATGTTCCTGGAGCACTTGGGAAATAACCTTTATAGTTCCAGGTAGCAAAATCTGTTGAGTTGTCACACACAGAAACACCCAAAGAATTGCCCATGTAACCTGGATATCTAGCGGCAAAAGCACCATATACATTGTTGTTGTCAACACTCATGTATGTGTACTGATAGTCATCACTACTATTAATGCGAATAGGTGCATTAGTATTTGCAGTTGCATTTTTAGCATTAGCGCCAACTGCACGAACAACACTCAGGTTGTTTCCGTATGCTAAGAAGTTTGCTGATGTGAAGAATGAAATTGCAGTATTTGAATTTGGTGCACCGAATGTCTTGGCCAGATTGATTTCACTATCAATCAAAACGACTTGGTTTACTGGTCCCCACTGGAAATTTCCAGCGAATGCACCAGCGGTAGTTAACACTGAAGGAACGACAGTCGTTAGGTCGATCTCAGATACACTTACGCCGGGAGAAAGTTGAAATCCCATTTTAATCTCCTAAAATATTAAGTTCTTCTGGTAATATAATACCATAACGATATTTATCTTATGGTGAATTTACATTCTCAATAACTTATTTCCCGAAAACTGCCAATGTGATGATATATTGTTTTGATTCGGTATTGCTGATTCCCAGAAATCTCCATCAATAAATTCAAACTGTTCATTTAATCCATCATCAATAATTGGTGCCGGTAAAAGTTCTTCGTCAAGTTGATTAAGATTTTCTAATTGTAGTTGTTTTCTAAGATCATGACTGACGATTTCTCTAAAATATTTTTGTGTGGATGCCCATGCGAATATTACTAGAGTCATAACGAGATCGTCATTTGAGCCTTCTTCGGCCGCAAATGAATTTTTGTTCGCCACAAATGTTGTTAATTCTGAATAGGTGTCAAAATCATTAATGACCAATTTGTCACTTTCAATCAAAGTTTTTAGGTTCGAACAACCTATTCTTTTTGCTTGAGGTGACATTTTTAGTCCCATCTGAATACCTCTTGCAAAACCGGCAGAAAGTTGTTGTGGCTTTTTATTACCAGTAAATACTTTTAGAAGGTTTTCGTATTCCAATTCATTGTGTAATACATCTGCAATTTGTGGATTATTATTTATTTCAACCAAAATATATGCATCATTATATAATCTTGCCGCATTGTAGATCATAGTTGGAAACAACATGATGTGTACCAACGGATCTTTGTATGTTGCAACCTGTTTGTATGGAGTGGTGGATATGTCTACAACACTGAATGCACATGAGTCCAGATTTCTGCCTTCTGATGGATCTACTGTGATGCAATACAGATGGTCTTTTTTTATTTCATCTCCATCTGCTTTGACTGGATACTCATAGATGTTTAAGTGATCGTGTATCGAGACTGGATTATGATAGTGCATCATCTGGAGTTTATGTCCAGATATCAATGTGTTTGAACTTCCTAAAAAGTGGGTTTCAAATTCCTGTGCAAACTGTCTTTCTGATGTGTTTCTTATCGTTTCTTCTTTCCAGGCCTCATCTCTTCCGGGAACCATAGACCAATGAATTTCGAAAGGAGTATAATTGCTCTTTTTCTCAATTGCATCCTGCCACAACTTATAGAACAGATTCATACCGTTTGGTGTCGAAACGATAATGATCTTAGTCTTTTTGCCGGATGAAATTACAGGATAGACAGATGTGAAGAATTCATTTGCAATATTTGTCGGTACGAATGCGAATTCGTCCAAGAATACTAGGTTGAATGAACCACCACGAATTGCAGCTGATGAGGTGGATGCAGCAATAATTTTTGATTTGTTTTCGAGTTCTACCATACCTTTGTTCCAGGTCACAACGCCTTGTTGCAACCAGTCTGGTAGATTTTCATATGCAAGTTGATATTTACCCAGAATGTCTCTTGCATTCTGTCCTTTGTTAGCAAGAATGGCCACGTTTTGTTCGTTGTGAAACAACGTTAACCACAACATATACGCAACAGTGGTTGTTGTCTTTCCGACCTGACGAGGACATTTGGTGATTACGAAACGGTTATCCTTAAAGATACGCAACATATCTTTCTGGAATTCCCACATTTTAAAATTGATAAGACCTTCATCAACGTTGATGATGGTCATATAGTTCATTGCAAAGTATACTGGATCAGCAGCACACTTTTTATACTCTTCAACTTGTGTTTTGGTGTAGTTGGTATTTACACCTGCTTTTTTGAGTAGTGGATTGTCTCTGTAACTTTGACTAGGGTGCAAGTCGGCCATTTTTATACCAATTCATAAAATTACCTAAAGTCATAACTTTCTTATCACATATTCTGGTGACAACTTTTGGTTTTGGTTTTCTTAATTTTTGTATGTGATCTTCTGTTTTGGGTTTTCTCAGTTTTTCTTTTATCTGTTCCGACCTCTCTTTACCATGGAGTTCTTCATATGATTTTCCAATTAATGAAAGTCGTTTTTTCCTACAAGTTTCATCGCTGTGTTTTTTTCCGTAATGTGGAGATATTTGTCCTGTTTTACCAAACATTGGATTTAATTGTCCGGTTTTGCCGTACATTCCGTTTCCCTCGCCTTTTATTTTGGATGTACGCAATTCAATATGTTTTTTTGATTGTTTTTTTCCTTTTGTTGCCAAGGATTGTTTTAACTTGATAATTTCTTCTTTACCAATGGAATTGGTCAGACCTCTCCATGCAACATAGTCTTGCCATCGATTATATTTTTCATATAATAAACGGTGTTCTTCCGCATGTTCTTCTAGAGTTAATTCCACCAAATTAGAGGGGTCATCGGTTCCTCCAGTATGTTTGGGTATAATATGGTGTTTATATTTTTTACAATCTGCCATTATGATTCATCTTTCAGTAATTTATTCAGGTCTGCCGCGGTTCCAACAAAGATTGCTTTATCAATCTTATTGTTGGTGGCAGACTTTTTTTGTCCTGTGAGTTCTTGCATCTGTTTTTGTATTGCAAGGAGTTCTTTATTGGCATCGACCATGTTTTTCAATAACGTGCCATAGACCTCATAAGCTCTTGGATGTTGACCTTCTTTGGCAATTTGCAACAGTTCTTCCATTGCTTCTTTACCATTATCAATCAACTCTTGAAGATTGTCTTTAGATTGTTCGTATGCATCGGATAGGTCTTGTTTGAGTCCTAGCTCAATATTTGACTTATCCTCTGGTGGCAGGACGGTTACCCGTTTGTCTTGATCTATATTTGGATTTCCGTTGAACGGTTCCAGATCGAAAATTTCTTCCATTGATTTCTCAAATTTTCCCATAGTGATATACTCATTATTCAAATTCTGTTATTATTGTGTTTGCAGTCCAATTACTATTAACATTGGCTCCGGCAGGTTGGACTCTGATGTCAATTTGTGAAATTTTTCCTGGAGATGGTGAACTTGATGAATAGTAGTATGAAGATTTAGATGTTGCTCCCTTAATTGGTTCCGATGGTATAAAATCACCAAAAATGTTGGTTATTTGTAATATGTTATTGGCAGTGTTATGTTTAATAACATTTCCTGTTGCTGTGGCCATATTAACAGAAACGCCTTGATATACTAATTCTTTTGATTTATACACTGTGGTTACATTATTGGCTAGTGCAAAATTAAACACATCATGAGTATCAATTTTGTTGTATATTGATGTGATCGAATGTGTGATCAATTTATCGGAGGTATCTGTGATCTTTCCGAAAATAAATCCTTTGACTGTAAAGTGAAATGAGAATATAATTCTTCTTGATCCATCTTCACGATCACCTTCATAGGTAACGTCCCTGTCAATTGACTTTAAAATTACAGGAAGTTCTTTCACTATACCTAATGCTGGAACAAGATTCACTCTGATAGTGTAATCTGGTGTAAAGTAAGAAACTATATGTTCTACAACCTGATGAGCATCTTCGAAGGTTCTGGAATATAGGTGTAGGTCAATGTCAAAATCATACGGTACTGGATTATATTGTGAGAAAACACCTTCAGCAGTTCTACTAAAATTTTTAATATTAGTGATTTGTTTCCTAGACGGATCATATGACATGCCCATCATTTCATAAGAGAGTGATGGTATAACAACTTGCACTCTTGCATCCAAGTTTGGATCATCATTTAAACGATGCACATATTGTTCTTTTGGTGCATAAATCAAAGATACAATGAATCTTTCAAATTCGTTGGTGTCTGAATCTTTGTAACGAACCAAAGGTATTTGGCTAAATAAATTGCCAAATGCCAATATTATTTTTCGTATTACATCGTTGTGTATAATATTTGCCATTAGATAGAACCAAATGGGTTGGATTCGGAGTTGTCAGATAGTGCTGTTCCTTTGATATTGATAAAATCATTATCGTAGGTGTCATTTTTAACTACAACATCCAAATCATTATAACTTGACAATATGTATCTTGTATTGCTTGTTTGGCCAAATACATTTGCACCTTCTGCAAATTCACCTTTTATGTATGTAATTGATAGCACTTTACTAGGACGATCCCAATTTTGAACTGATGCATATGCTGTATTGTTGGCAAATGTTCTGTCTGGAGATTGATATACGATTTCTCTCATTTGATAATTTCCATCTCCAGAACCCATATGAAGGTCGATGGTGTATGCAACTTCTTGTACAATAGAATCAATTTCTTCCACACCTGTGTCGATAATTTCTTGGGAGAATCTGAACTGTTCGAGTTTGAGTTCATAGAAGTATGGAACTTTTCTGCCCAACATAAAGAAGTCTTTGGTGTGATCGGTAAAAGTAATCTCAAAAAGATTACCTACACCATTGATAACTGGAACATATACTAGATCACCTTCTCTAGGTCTTATGATATCGGTAGGAATTCTCTGTGTGAAACTTCTTTTAGAAACAATGACAGAAGCTTCATTTCTAATTTCGAGTCCGAATTTGGAGAAATAATCCCTGTCACCATCATAATTCATAACAGTCGATAGATACATTTCTATTGGATATGCCGATTTAAATTTCTTTAATGGATCTTCACCGAAGAGTATGTCTCTATCTTCAGGATTAAAAATAGGCACATAATAAGCTTGGAAACCCATGATCTTGATTGATTCAACAATCAAGTCTTCTATGAGTCTTTGCTCATTCTTATCATTATAATTATTGAAATAGTGATTTGTTAAACCTGTGACCATATTAGTTCATGAAGAATTCTAATGGTGCTCCGAATTCGGACTCCATGTTGTCTCGTAATCTTTGTATTTCATCGGCAGCTTCTTGAGAAATCTCATCAGCATTCAATGTAACACCACCGGGTAGTTGTAGGCCTTTGAATTTTTTAAGATTGGCACCCCAATTTGCTTTGATCAGTGCGGTAGCATACTCTTTCAACCAACGATCATCCCACATATTTGAATAAATTTCTGGATTTAAAGTGGCATAACACTCTAGTACAACCGCAGTGCCTACTGGTGCTTCTGATGATCCCCAATTCCAGTCGATAAACAATCTTCTCGTGTGTCTGTTATAACGAATAGGAATTTCACCAGAGAACAATTGTTCCAACATTCTCAGGTGTTGCAGGGTCATCGTATAATTGATGTATGACGCGGAGGTGAAGTCATAGAGTTCATTCAGACGCAACTGATAACGAAGGTCGAACATATTGAATGTTGCTTGTGAATCATACACAGGAAAAATTCTAGTTACACCTGTTATTTCTAGTGAGTTGTTCGATTTATCCACAACTACAGAGGGATCTAGATTAATGTATCGATTGTTTATATCGGTTTGATCCAACAATTTCACATAATAAAACTTTTGTGTTCCATCAGCATGTCGATCAATAAAATATTGTATTGCATCATCGATACGATCTTCTACCTGATCATCATCCACATTAATGTCGATAACAGGGAAACCGAGGCGACGAAGGCAGTAATCTTTAAACTGATTTCTAGATGTTATTGTGGCCATTTTTATAAAATAAGTTAGTATTGTACTATTTATCTAATTCTGGCCAAACAATTATCTAGTTAGTTATACCCAACTAGATTCTGATAGAATAGTTTCACCCTGTTCAATTGCAGTCTGTAATGCACTGATATCTTCACCAGATTCAATTAAATCGGGTTGACTTACAACAATCTTTAAATGACCAACATTTCGTTCAATATTTCCTTTACGTTGTTCATTTGCGGGTTCGCCATTGGCGATTTGTTGAATAGTATCTTCAATTACCCAAACGCTATCTAATGCTGCTTTAATGGTATATTGAATTTCTTCGAGTGTTCGTGTTTTTTCCATGTTTATCTTCCTATAATATTTGTGTCATCGTTGATTGATTCATTGTTATTGGATGGTTCAACTTCTTCAAATTCTTCGTAATCGGATAAGTCTCTCCAAAATTCAGCATCTTTGCATTGTGATAAAATGAACTCAGATAAAATTTCTGTAGGATCAATTGATGTTTTAGACAATTCTTTGCGAACATCGTGCATATCACTAATTCCATACACAGACGCATCGTCTTCTTGATGCACATTTATTAAATTGCTAAAGTCATGTTCGAAATATTCTTCCCCTAAGAAATCATATATTTTTCGCATAGTTTCTTTTGGATTGTTAACAAGATCATTATATTCAATGAAATGAAGTTGATTTTGTTTACCCTCCATAAGAGCTTTTTTGATTCCATTATAACTTTGTCCAAGGATTCCATTATCACTTGATATAAATGCACAACGATTATCATCAGTTAATGGTGTATTTGTTTTTACAAGCATTTCATCAATGAAGTTAATCTTTCCATTAACTTCAAATGGATTCCGGCGATGCATTGCAATAAACGATGCAAGAATTTCCGAAAGATCACGCACCGGGCATAATACCTTTGCCTCAACTCCGAAGTATCCCGGAATATAATGGAGCCTATTAACCCATGAACGATTTTTATCAAATATTACTGGTTTCTCCACATCACTATAATAATGATTAATAATATTTGCAACTAATTCGCCAGCTTGTTGGGTTTTTGGAAAAGCTCTAAATAGTTCGTCATTTGCGATAGTGTCTTCCATAGCAACCATTAATCCTGTTACTGGGGAACTTGGACCAGAATAGAATCTTGGGTTTTGATTAAGAATTGCTGAGAGTAATGAACTACCTGATCTCGGTAGTCCCGCCATAAAATAATATTTTTCTGCCACTGATATACCTTTATTGTTTATTAACCGAATCAATAATCATATTTATATCAAACAATTTTACATCGTCTACAAACGGATATTCAACTTCATTTCCGTTAAAATCAAAATCAAACAAGTAACTGTTAGGAAGTTTAAAGTCATAGGGGATATTAGTACATATATTATCATGCATATCATATCCAAATACTGAAGGGCTTGTTCCATTCCATAATACTGTTGATTTCTTTTTTAATGCAGCACACGCATGTTGAACTGAGGAATCAATAAGTATTCTTTTTTTAGAGTGAAGTATTATACTAAAATACTCCATTAGAGATAACATTTTATCGGGTGTTGAAAAGACATGTTCGGCACCATCTAATTTTGGAGAATTCATTTTTGTTAGTTGTAAGATATGATAATCTTTCTTGTAGTAATCGATTAATTCTTGAGCAAGGGTCGGGGGCATATCACGGGTCCATGCATATGGTTTAGCATCTGTTGCCATTACTCCACCATTAGTGTGTAAAATCATTAATGGTTTCTTTCGTGACCAAATATCCTTTGAAATGTTGTATTGTAATTTGTTGAATTTTATTTCCGGCATTTCACCAGAATATGGTATATTATACAACTCACACCAATTTTCGATTAGTCTTTTACGTTTATGAATATGATTTGTTGTATAATATGGTTCATGATAAAATAAAATTGAGTCTTTGTCTTGAACATATTCCTGATAAAAATATTTTGTTGCTCCTATTTGGAATACCCGATCCACATACGATAAATTAATAAAAATATCAGGATATGCACATACAACAATTAACTTTCTATCTGGATGTGTATTCTTAATTGCTTTTGCAACTGCGGTTGCTGCAACATGTTTTCCGATGCCACCTTGAAGATGGAATATGCTATATTTCATAATAACCTTTGATTAGTTGTAGTCTATTTACATTCTTTCAAGTACAGTCATACCGTTATTGATAGTCTTAAAAGTTTTAAATTTCCAATGAGGATTGTCAATCATAAATTCTATAATTGCGGTAAGCAACCCTTTTTTATCAATGCCGTCTTCACCTATCAATCCAAAAGTATATGTGTCATGGAACACTAGATACTTTTTAGATTTATTGCCGTGTAACTTTAATTCTTGTTTAAGTTGGTTATATGTATGTAGGGTATCAATAAAAATCATATCAACCTCATTAATTTCGATATTAAGAACGTTGTCGATAATATACCGAACGTTTTTGTTATGTGATTTTGCTTTATCAAATAATTGTTGAACTTGATCGTTTTTTACTATGTCGATTGATAATAAATCAACATCGGAATTTAAGAATGCTCGTGTGCTCACTCCAGTTCTAACTCCTAGTTCTACGACAGTTTTACACTCTTTTGCTAACTCATAAAGAATATGAACATTTTGATTAATGTCACTAGGAGTCTTTTTAGCCCGTTCATATTCAGTTTCGAATATGTTTTTGGATAACGCTAAAGTTTTTCGTTGAGACTCGTACATTTTAATCATATTAGAGGGAATATCCCAGTTATTTGAATTTTTAAAATGATTGAATCTAAGTAGATTTTTTGAGTCTAGTTCTATTCGTTTTGAAACATCGCAGTTTGGATCATTAAATTTAGTTAATGTTTCTGAAATCTTTCCTTTGATTTTATTTGTATTGATTGCAAATATGTTTTTAGAATGTTGTGCTAAGTAATCATCACCGTACCATATTTGATAAAGATTTGGAATCTTACTATAAGATGTTCTAAGCATAAACATACAAATACCAAAAGCCCATGCTTGACTTC